TTACAGGTACAACATTAGCACCCATTGGAAATCTTGCAAACCAAGCAGGAATTAGAGATCCGCAACAATTGAGTCAATTGGCTCAACAAGTGCCTAACATTGTACCATCACAACCGGCAGAAAACGCAACCAGTAATGGACAACTGGTAGGACCAGCAATCTTAAATAGCTCGCCGTCGGTACTGACACCTGCTGTAGGGAGAACAACGTTGGATTCCTTGCAATCAAATCCAACAAACAATCCACCTTTTCAAACAATTAGAGACACATAATGGCACAAAACAACGCACGCAGCAGGGGAAAACCAAAAAATTATAAATTTGATCGCGGTGGCATACCAGCAGAATTTGGTCCGTTTACCGGCGTGGTAAAATCCACAGCGGATCCCACACGATCTGGGAGATTGAAAGTTTACATTGAAGCATTTGGTGATGGTGGACAAGCTGGAGAAGATGATCCTAACAAATGGACCACAGTCAGTTATATGCAACAATTTGGCGGATCAACTCCACCAGCGGCAATCAATGACGCTGGCACAACCAATGCCATTGGCAACTATCCTGGAAATGAAAACAGTTATGGCATGTGGTTTACTCCGCCAGATGTAGGTATCACGGTGCTGTGTGTGTTTGTGAATGGTCAACGTGATCAAGGTTACTATATCGGGACTGTGCCTGAACAGGGACTGGGCAGCATGTTGCCAGCTATTGGTGCTACTAGCAATTATTCCATTGACAAACAAAACGTTAACCAACAAAAATATTTTTCTAAATCATCAATACTTCCAGTTACAGAAATCAATGTCAATAACAATGAAATTTTTAACAGTCCTACATTTTTCTCACAACGAAAACCAGTACATAGTTATGTGGCAGGAATCATGTTTCAACAAGGTCTTATCAACGACCCTGACCGCGGTCCTATAAACAGTACCAGTCAACGAGAAACGCCAAGTAGTGTATTTGGTATAAGCACTCCTGGATCGCCCATTTATCAAGGTGGTATGAAACCCAATGATATTCGTAAAAAAATTAATGATGGATCTATTACTCCGGGACAAGCACAAGTAATAGGTCGCGTGGGAGGCCATACCCTGGTCATGGATGACGGAGACCTTGAAAATAAAAATGCTTTGTTCCGACTAAGAACCAGTAAAGGTCATCAGATTACTATGAGTGACAGCGGTAACTTTTTTTACATCACTCATTCTAATGGGCAAACATGGCTAGAATTTGGAGCTGAAGGTACTGTAGATGTGTACGCTACCAACTCTATCAACATGCGTACAGCAGGAGATATAAATTTTCACGCTGATAGAGATATCAATATGTTTGCCGGCAGAAATGTACAGATTAAAAGTACCAAACGCATGCAGTTAGAAAGTATGGAAACCATGATTCTGGATGCTCAGAAAGACATAACGGTTTACAGTAAAAATACCATTGGAGTAAAAGCTGATGGTGTATTGACCATTAACAGTGGATCAGGCAGCTGGGGTGCTGGCAGCGAATTGATTCTCACTGCTAGCGGCATTGAACTTAATGGTCCGGCAGCCGGGCAAGTTACTGTACCTAATCCGGTGACTAAAACTTTGTTTACTGAAGTAAATTTCAATACCAGTAACGGATGGGAAACCAAAACTGACGGGTTGACTAGTATTTGTAGTCGAATAACCACCCACGAACCGTATCCTTATCACAACAAAGGTGTAGACGTGCCAGTGGCATTTGAAAGTGGCTATGCAGTACCTCCTGGCGCTCCAGACGTTCCGCCAGGTGTGGCAATTTCAGCAAACTAATATGGGAACATTTACATTTTCATTACCAAACGGCAAGTCATTCAATGTTGACGGCCCTCCAGGATTCAATGCTGATCAGGCCAAAGCAATATTTGACCAACAATCTAGTGCTGGTTCATTAATTGGTCTCAAACCCGGTGCCAGTTTGAGTGCAGCAACTCAAGCAGTCAGTGGATTGCCTTCTGCACAAGGTGCAGTAAATCAAGCATTAAGTGGAGTAACTGGTGCATTAGGCGCGGGTGTTCCTGGTGCTGCTGGACTTTTAGGAAGTGTTTCAAAGAACTTAGCAACAGCTGGTGGAGCATTGAGCGGTAGTCTAGCACCAGGTATATCAGGGTTAACAGGAGCAGTAGGACCGGCAGTTACTAATTTGTCAGGCGAAATTACAAATAAATTAGGTGCAGCCAGCTTGGCTGGTAGTGTTGGGTCATTGGCTACCACGGCCATTGGCACCATCAATAAAACCATTGGGTCTACCGCAATAACATCTCCAATCAACACAGCTGATTTTATCAAACAAATTCCTGCATTAGGTCCCATTGGCAGTATGAGCGCAAGTGATGTTAGTGGTGTGCTGGCGCAATCTAAAAATTTAGTAAATCAAGGAGTTAACGTTCTTAGCAACACAACTGGTGTAGGATCGTTTGGGTTGAATGTTCCGCAACTGGAAACTGCAGGAATTTTAAAACCAGGAACCGCAGCATTAGCTGCTGTGTCAGGAGCATCATTATCATCGGTGCTCAATAGCCCAGCGGTATTCACCGGAGCCAATGGTATTAAAAACATAGATTCATTGTTGTCCAACCCTGGGTTGCAATCTGGAGTTCAACAAGATCTCATGTCCAAAGGCACCGCAGCGTTAGGAGCAGTTGGTATTCCGGTAGGAAGTTTAAGCGCACAAGGTCTAGCAGGTGTGGCATTGAGTGCAGCTAAAAGTGTGCCCAATACTGAAGCACTGTTAAAAGGGTTACCAACCCCGGCAGATGCCAAAGCAACATTTAATACCTTGGTCAAAGACGGTTCTTATGCTGTAAATCTTGCACAAAGCAAAATAGAGCCAATATTTAAAGCTGAAATTGCACCAGTTCCGGCTGCAGACACAGTGGATCGTAGTACGTTAACTGGTGCTACTAACAGGGTATTAGGAAATGACAAGATACCTGCACCAGATTTTGCCACTGCAACACCTGATGTTGGTGCTATATCACAAACAATACAATCAGGATTTACTAACTTCAGTTCAGTTATTCAAAGCATAATACCAACGTGGAACGTGATCAATGAAAAATTAAAAACATTGGAGAATCAACAAGTCATATCTCAACAAGAGTGGATAGCCATTGACGGTCAACAACAAGCAGCAAATCAATCTTATTTAGATGGGGTAGCAACCTACTACGTGCCCGCGTCAACGGTTTACGATGGCGCTCCTGTCGAAATACAAAAAGAATTCAAAGCACTCAATGACAAAATAAGTGATCAGACCGACGAGTTAATAGGGTTGTCATTTCCAATTATCAAACGTATCAGACAGTTGGCTGACAAGATTTCAACCAACGTTAGCACTTAATTTTTCCGGTAAATACTTGTATGGCTCAAACATTTATAGGTTTCAACACTGTTGATCAAGTTAAAAAATTTACCTTGACTGATTTTCCATTGATCAAACGTGATCTATTGAATGCGTTTAACATACGTCAAGGCGAATTGCCAGGCAGGCCCGAATACGGTACAATATTATGGAACTTCTTGTTTGAACCCCAAATTGAAGAATTGCAGAACAGCATGGTTGCTGAAATACAACGTGTGGCCGGCGGCGATCCCAGAGTGTTTATGTCAGACATACAAATTTTCCCACAAAACAACGGTATATTGATACAGTTGGAATTAACAATAACTCCATCAACTGATGCTCAACGACTGGCAATATTTTTTGATATTGTGTCTAGACGAGCCAGTTACATTTAGGTATAAACTACGCAGTTTTTTGTGTCCATAAATAAACAATAAGGCACAAAAAGGTCAAAACCAATGGCAACAACTACTAGACAAACAGCAATATTCGGAGTAGAGGACTGGAAACAAATTTACCAGACTTACCGCGAAGCTGATTTTCAAAGTTACGACTTTGAAACTTTACGTAAAAGTTTTGTTGACTATCTGCGACTGTATTATCCAGAAACATTTAACGATTATATTGAAAGCAGTGAATTCATTGCCCTACTAGACGTAATGGCGTTTATGGGACAATCGCTAGCATTCCGCACTGATCTCAACACAAGAGAAAATTACATGGATACTGCTGAACGTAGAGATTCAGTAGTTCAGTTGGCAAATTTAATCAGCTATACAGCCAAGCGCAATACAGAATCACAAGGTCTGCTTAAAGTATTTTCAGTTGTGACCACAGAAAATGTTGTAGATTACAATGGCGTAAATCTCAGCAATGTAACTGTAGACTGGGCAGACCCTACCAATCCAGCTTGGCAAGAACAATTTACTGCAATCATCAACGCTTCTCTGGTAGATTCACAACGCGTCGGCCGTCCGGGCAATCGCCAAACTATCTTGGGTGTGCGTACTGATGAATATGGTATCAATTTGGTCCCAGGCTATTTGCCAGTGATACCATACAATGCAACAGTAGACGGTATTACCATGCCATTTGAAGCAATGACTAGTACGTCGGTGGGTGAAAATTATCTTTATGAACCCAGTCCTAGAATAAATCAAACATTTAATGTGTTGTTCCGTAATGATCAGTTGGGATTCAACAGCAACAACACTGGCTATTTCTTCATGTTCAAACAAGGTGTATTACAAAATCAAGATTTTAATTTACCTGAACGTATTGCCAACCGCACAGTTAACATCAACATTGAAGGCGTCAATCAAGAAGATCGTTGGTTGTTCCAACTGGACACAGTGGGCACAATCAACAGAGAATGGCAATTTACTGAAAATGTATATTCAGCCGCAGCTGAACAAATTGGAACAAGTCTGCGCCCTATATTTTCTGTGACCAGTAGAGCCAATGATCAGATTACATTGGTATTTGGTGATGGAGTTTTTTCAGAAATCCCAGTGGGCACATTCCGTTGTTATGTTCGTGCATCTAATGGATTACAATACATTATTAACCCTGAAGAAATGCAATCGGTTAGTTTGCCAATCAGTTACATCAGTCGCAGCGGAAATCTTGAAACTATAACATTCACTTGCGGTATTACACAACCAGTAAGCAATAGTCAAACACGTGAACCAATTGCAGAGATCAAGCAACGTGCCCCAGCACAATATTACACACAGAACAGAATGGTCAATGGAGAAGATTATAATTTATTTCCATACACTCAATACAACTCTATTCTTAAAAGTAAAGCCTTAAATCGTGCCAGCATAGGAACTAGTCGTTATCTTGACCTAGTAGACAATACTGGCAAATATAGTAGTACTAACACATTTGGCAGTGATGGTGGGTTATGGGAACAAAACGTATTACCTACAATATTGTTCACATGGAACACCAGAAATGAAGTTGCAGATGTTATAACAAATCAAGTACAACCACAGTTGCTTGAACCTATTGTAAAACAATTTTATTATGCAAATTTTCCGCGACAATCAATTAATACTGGCACCACAGCATTAAGCACCTGGCAACAAAGTACTACATTGGCCAACCAAACTACTGGATTTTTCCGCAATAGCACAGTCAGCAGCACTTGGACCAGTGGTACTCCTATACCAGTGGGTAATGTAGTAGGGGTCACCAATCCTTTTTATTTTGTTACACCAGGCGCGTTGATTAAATTTGTGTCACCAACTGGGTATTACTTTGATCGTAATAATCGACTGGTGCAAGGATCGCCGGCACGTTCAGATGAAAAATTAGAAATCTGGGCCAGCCCACTGCAAGTCATTGGAGATGGATACAACGGTGGCCTGGGCAATTTACCATCAGGTGCCGGCCCTGTAACACTGAACAACTTTGTTCCTACTGGTGCAATTGTTGACACAATTATTCCATTATTTGTAACAGATTTGCCACAAGATTTAGAAGCTGCAATCAATGAACAAATTGTTTTGTATCGAAACTTTGGCTTGGGATATGACAATGATGGGTCTGTAACAGGAACTCCATATTCTTGGTACTTGATTACCAGTACCAATCTAGATCAAAACGCTGCTTGGAGTCAAACCGTGCCCGGTCTAGCTGGTAATACCAATGGAGTTAATTCAGATGCCAGTTGGTTAGTACAATTTGTCACAGTAAATCAAAATTATACTATCACGTTCCGCGGATTACAATACAATTTTGGGTCTGTGCTACAAACAAGATTTTTCTTTTACGAAGGTCAAAAAGTATACGATAGCCGCACGGGCACAGTAATCAAAGACTACATTAATTTACTAGCAGTCAATACTCAACCAGACTCCACTGATCATTTGCCCGGTGACGTTCCTGTTACCATCATTGGCCAACCTGTGGAAAGTGATGGTTATGTTGATGACTTTCAGGTGTTGGTCAGCTATAGAGATGCTGACAGTGATGGCATTCCTGACAACCCAGACTTTTTTACAGAAATTGTAGCACCCACAGTCAACGCCAATCAGAAATTTGTATTCTTACAACAAACAGTAGATTTTGACAATTTACAACGTTATCTATTGGTAGAACAAGGTCGCGTAAATTCTGACTATGCAACCATAGATGACATTGAATTGGTCAAAAGTGAATGGTCTCCAGGACAGGTATTTTACGCATATGACCAAGATTCATTCTATGAACTTAGTATATCAGTAACTGGAGCACGCACATTGGTAGCTGTCACAGGATGGATTGCTCGTGTGGGCCGTCAAGACTTGTACTATCAATATCGTCACAATTCCCCATTGACCAATAGAATAGATCCAGGAACTACAAACATTATTGATCTGTATGTGGTGCCGCAGGCTTACTACACTGCTTATCAAAATTGGATTAGAGATACCACCGGTACTGTACCAAAACCAAACATTCCTACCATTGACGAACTCAATACTGCATATCAAGGATTACAAAATTACAAAATGATCAGTGACAATATTATTTTAAATCCTGTGACATTTAAACCTTTGTTTGGTATGAAAGCAGCTACTGAATTACGTGCTACCATCAAAGTGATACGTGCGGCCAATAGTACTGCAAGTACAAGTGAAATCAAAAGTTCTGTAGTGGCAGAAATGAACAATTATTTTAGCATTGACAAATGGAATTTTGGCGATACGTTTTACTTTTCTGAACTGGCAGCATACTTGCATCGTATGTTAGGAACTATTATTAGTTCGGTGGTATTAGTGCCATTGAACTCACAAAAATACTTCGGTGATCTGTATGAAGTAAGATCAGCACCAAATGAATTGTTTGTTAACGCAGCTACTATAGATAATATTGAAGTGATTGACGCACTTACCAGTACTAATCTACGTACAGCACCGGGCAGTGGAGTAATTTAATGGCAACTGTACGCTCGGTAGATTTACTCCCACAAATATTTCAAACTGAAACCAACAAGCAGTTTTTAGCTGCTACATTGGATCAACTCACACAGGAACCTAAGTTCAAAAAAACACAAGGATTTATTGGACGTACAGTAGGGTTTGGTGTTAACCCCAATGACAAATATGTAGTTGAGCCAAGTGCAGTTAGAAAAGATTATCAACTAGAGCCAGGAGTAGTCAGTCTGGTGCCTGATACAGACACTATCAAAAATGCTATCACTTATCCAGGAATCAACGACGCAGTATCATTCAGTGGTGGAGACGGCAGTCGTCCAGATCGCTTGTACCAAAGTGAATATTACACTTGGGATCCTTTTGTAGATTTTGATGCATTTGTAAATTTTAGTCAATATTTTTGGTTGCCAGCAGGTCCAGACCCAGTGGATGTTGCAGCTTCTACCATTCCTACCACTGATAATTTTTTTGTCACGCGAGAAAATGGGGTTTACACATTTTCGGGAGTAACAGGAGAAGATCCTGTTATTGATCTAGTACGTGGCGGAAACTACACTTTTCAAATAGCACAAAACAACAAAGAGACTGTGAATTATCGTGTGAATAATTCAGGAACTTCGGCATATCTATTAGATGGCTTACGAAATCCAACTCTGACACTGGCTCGTGGTAACACTTATGTGTTTAATTTGGTATTTGATGGAGATTTTCCTTTTTGGATTAAAACTGCACCAGTAACAGGTCTTGAAGACATATACAACACTGGAGTTACGCGAAACGGTGCCCGCACCGGCCTAGTCACATTCACAGTACCACAAGACGCTCCTGATATTTTATATTACGCTAGTCAGACACAACTCAATATGCAAGGCACATTGAACATTGTTGATGGCATTGCAGGAACTGGACCAGGATTTTGGATACAAGCATTCCCGGGAATAAATGGCAAGGATCCGTCTAACCCAAATATCAGTTCAAGAGATGTATTAGGTGTTACTAATAATGGTATTGATCTTGGTACCGTGACATTTTACGTTCCTCAAAAAACTGCACAAGACTTTTATTATTCACTAACACCATTTGGTGTAAATTCCAGTGGCACAGTGGTCACCCCAGTTGACATAATATGCGATTTAAAATTTGATCAAGTTAACAATCAACCAGTGGATGAATTTTTGGCCAAGTACGGCGGCATAGATGGCACAGCAAACTTGAATGGTCGCACTTTGGTATTCACAGAATCTCAAACTGATGCCCAAGACGGCGGCTGGCAAGCAACGTCATTCTATGACCCGTTGCCACAATCTAGTAGTTATAATGCAATAACTGGTAGCTATGACACTACAACTTTTAGTCAGACTGGAGAGGTATTGCCGGATGCTCGTTATCAATTGTGGCAGATCAAGTATGTAACAGTAAACAACTATACTTACATCTCGTTATCCAAAGTAGCTGATATTCCAATTCTGAACAAATTCAAAGCAAGATACGGAATTACCTACAGCAACACTGAATGGTACAAAAAAACTGACGGAACATTTGAAAGAATGCCTCTGCTGACTGCGGCACAAGATACATTGTACTATCAAGATGGTACAGACCCAGAAATTTTTGGGCGTATAAGATTAATAGACCAAACAGCCGATACTACATTGTTCATTGATACTATATTAGATAAACCATCATATACAAGCCCCAATGGGGTAGTTTTTACCAATGGGCTCAAGGTAAAATTCATTGGTGATGTGTCACCAGCTACCTACGCATCAGGAACATCTAGTTTAACAGTTACGGCTGCTCAACCAGGCAGCAATTATCTAACTACTGAATCAACTGCAAATTTATATATTGGTGAAAAACTTATATTCATTGACAGCATTGGCGGAGTAGTGCCAGGAACTTATTATGTTCAAAGCCTAGCAGCTAACGGAATACAATTTAGTATTAGCACACAAAAAGGTGGAGGAGCATACCCACTGACACTAGGATCAACTAGTGCTCTTGCTATTGCAATCAGCGATCTAGAATACTATGTGAGTGGAGTAGGGACAGCCATTAAATTATTACCTGTTGAAATTTTTTCTACTCCAGAATCTTATGTAGTTGATGCCAACGATAGCACCATTTACATAGAACCTGACACAACAGATTATTTGACCATTAATCGTGCCGGTCAAGATCGTAACGCTTGGAGTCGAAGCAATCGTTGGTTCCACTCAGATGTCATCAATGCCACAGCAAAATATAATAATACCATAGCAACTTTTGATAACAATTACAGAGCCAAACGTCCAATTATACAATTTCGCGCTGACATCAGATTGTGGAATATGGGCACTAACGGAAAGAACCCTGTTGATATCATTGACTTTTCACAGACTGACGCTTTTAGTAATGTA